TACCAGATGGAACTCTAGTAAACGAAGATGGAATTAGATTGAATACAATTGTAGCAACAGGACAAGATGGCAGATTTGATTTGAATAATCCTATCGTTGTAAGTTATAGAAATTTTGACTTAATTGTAGAAGACGAAACAGGTAAAATTGCTAAAAACAGAAGTTTGCGTGTTGGAGATATTAGTTGGCTTAATATTTTAGAAGCAGAATTGCCAGCAAGATACCAACCTGGTATTAGTCAGCTTAGATTAAAACGTGCTGAATTAATAAATGAAATTGTAGGAACATTTACATTAAATGCTGATAATGATAAACTAATTGATATAATATGGGATGTTGACACTTTACCTAGCGACACTATTATAGAAGGTCCGGTTACTACATCAGGAAGTATTAACAAAATTATTAATCCTAAAGTATTCAATCCATCTACAAAAACTGCTGGTTATAGATTACTTACACTAGATCCAATTGGTTTCAAAGTTGAAAGACGCTTTACCGTAGAAACAGCATCAACAAGAATTGATACAGATATAGATTATTATGTTGCTGAATCTGCATCAGGGTCAACTCCTGGACGCAGAGCAGACACGGTAACAAGTTGGCAAGTTGTTATTAATGATATTCCTGTTTCTTCAACGTCACGTAATATTGATGATAAGTTTGTAATAGACTTAGACGAAATGCCATCAGTTGATGACAAAATTGTTTACATCTTAAACTTAAACGAAGATGGAGCAGATGCGTGGAAAAATTTAGACAACTCTGACTTTGTAGCAGATGCGAATGACATTATCGAATGGGACGGATCAAAATGGAATATTGTTTTTGATGCTAGTGAATCTGGAAAAACATATATTACTAATTTAGATAATGGACAACAATATTATTGGAATCAATATTATTGGCAAAGCAGTGTAGATGGATATTATCCAAGAGGAACATGGCGTATACAATTATAAAATAATTATTTTTATGCAGAAAATTATTTGTAGTGGTGCACTATTTTATTCATTAGAAACAAAACGTTTTTTATTTTTACATCGTACTCAAGGTAAAGCAAAAAACCTATGGGGATTAGTTGGCGGTACTAACGAAGGAACCGAAACACCTTGGGAAGGATTGAAACGTGAAATACAAGAAGAAATATCTTTTATACCTAATATTAAAAAAACTATTCCATTAGAAACATTTATTAGTAATGACGAACACTTCCATTTTCACACATATTTGTGTATAGTGCAAGAAGAATTTATGCCTAAGCTAAACGGAGAACACGATGGATATGCTTGGACTTCATTTGATAAGTGGCCAAAGCCATTGCATCACGGATTACAAAATACATTACGTGTTAAAAGAAATAGAACTAAATTATTAGATTTGTTTAAGTTGATTGATATAATTTTATAAACTGGTCGTGTAACCAATGAAAATTGTTAATTTTTTCTAATTCTTCTTTATTGTCTTTGTAAGTTTCGCCAAATTCTCGACCTGCTTTTGCACCAGCAATTGCTGCTCTACCAAACGGTTTATCGTCGCCTCTGGTACACCAAGCATTAAGTCTAAATTCAGTTTCGTCGTCTTCCTGTCTTGCAATTGTTTTACTTGCTAACTTTGCGCATTCTCTAAATCCGCTGCGCCATGCACTATAGGCATCTGTATTAAAGTTTGTAACATTACTCATTGCAGGAATACTTTTAAACTTATCACTGATACTTGTAGTCATGTCAGTTGTAGTCATATCCATTGTACGTGTTAGTCTTGTTGGCAATAATTTAACTCCACCATACCCGTATACCAATCCGTTAACAGGGTTGAAACTACGCCATACATGTACGGTATCCTTACCATCAATATCGTATGCAGGAACATAATAATTAAAATCAAATTCTTCTAATATTTCTGCATCTGCGTCTACAACCCAAAACATTTCAGTGTCAACAAGTTCTGCTGCTCGTTGGTGTGCTTGGTGTATACCTTTGATGTTTTGAACACGTTTAGCACGGGGAAATCTTTGTAAAAGTGTAGCATAGTTTTCGTCAGCATTTGGCTCACCGTTTTGAATAAAAACAATATCATAAGGCACAGGTAAACTTGCAATTTCTTCGTATTCTTTTTTTACAGCATAAAATCTATAATCAATTTCTCTTTGACTTAAATTGATGTGTTTACTTGTAAGTGCAACACCATCATAAAATTCTCCATTTTTCCAAACATGATTAATTTTACGTTCGTACTGATTATGATGACTAATATACAAATCAAAATTAAATTCATCTTTCAAATTTATATTATCATTAATCATATAAAACATATCAGCACTAGTTTCATTTTTTACATTCAAATAATCTTCATAATCATTAATTGTATACACAGGGAAAGGTTTAGGATTACTTGCAATTACTTCCCATTCTTTTTTCTTAATGTAGAACCTATGTTCAACTTCTTTTTCACTAACTAATAAGTTTTTACTATATAAAACAATACCATCATAATTTTCTCCATTTAAAAACACGTGATTCATATTACGATCGTATTGATTATGATAGCTAAAATATAAACTAAAGTCAAAATCTTCAGCAACATTAACATCACTAGGGACACCCCAAAACATTTCAGATTCTGTATGATACAATGCTGTAGTGTAATCTTCGTATGTATCAATTGTAAATTTATCGTAAGGTTTTGGTGTACTTGCAATTACTTCATGTTCTTTTTTATTGGTATAAAATCTATGTCTAATTTCTTTATCATTTACAAATTCTTTTGTGTTCATTAACACAATACCATCGTAACTATCACCGTTTAAAAATACATGGTTAGTACTTCTATCTAAACTATCAAGATTGTTAATATATTCATCCCAAGCAAAATCCGGTGATACTTTTACGTCACTAGGAATAGCCCAAAACATACTTGTACCGCAGCTTTCAATTGCACTTCTATATTGTTCGTAAGTATCGATTGTAAATCTTTCAAAGTCTTTTGGTTTACTTGCTACAACATCATGTTCAATTTTATTAACTAAAAATCTATAGTTAAATTCATTTTCTGTAATGATTGCTTCTTTGCTGAACAAATAAATTCCGTCATATTTGTTACCATTTAGCCAAGCATGATTTTGTTTTTTATCTGCAACATTGTGATATGGAATATAAAAATCAAATTTAAAATTATCATCAATTACAATATCCTTAGGAATTCCCCAAAATAAATCTGTGGTACTATGACGCATCATATGTAGATATGATTGATAGTTGTCCATTTCAAACTTATCGTATTTTCTTGGATTACTTGCTAAAATTCTTATTTCTTTTTTATTAATAAAAAATCTATTGTCTAATTCTTTTTTGCTAGGATTGTAACTTTTTGGACACAGAGCAATTCCATCTAATGTATCAATATCACCATTTCCAAACACATGAACAAAATCTGTGCTCCATTCGTCAGGTGTATAACTAAATTTAAAAGTTTCTCTTACAACGGTGTCATCATAAACAATCCAAAACATATCAGTATAACTTTGTTGTCTAGCAGATTCATAGTCTTCAACAACCTGTATACTCAAACCTCTTTCTTCAAGTTGCTTTAAATTGTCTTTGTTTTTTCCAATGTAAAAGATATCAAACTTGTCAACACCTTTGTATGGATCATAATGTCCACAAATGTGAGGATGTTGAGTTACTTCATATTCTCCTGGTTTTGTAGGAACTAATCTTACTCTGTTCCAGTCTTTAACATCTCTACTTTTTTTATAAACATATGGATAGGCATGAATTGCTACTTGTGCATCAGGCTTTGGTCTAAAAAACCAAGGAAAACTATCATAAATTTTTATGTTTTTATCAACAAGCCAAACATATTCAGTATCAAGATTTCTATCCCAAACTTGTGTTAAATCATTTGGATTATCTGTATATAAAATAGGAAATTTATCAAATATGTGATTTTTTAAATAATCTTGTCCATTGTGAAGATTAGTTTGAAATTTATCAAAAACTGAAAAAGCTGTTGTCATAATGTGTTTGCCTTTATTCCTATATGCGATAATTTTACATCTGCATCAACATATACTTCATAACCGTGATGCATCGCCTGATTACAAAAATATATATCCTCGCCGCTGAAGTTGTCTAATTTTTTATTATATTCGTGATCAAACCAAGGCTTTGGTAAATCTTTGTAAACTTGTGATTTTACAAGCATACAACCCATGCCTACAGCCCAAACTTTATGTAAACCATTGGTTGCATTTAATCTACAATCCATATCGTCAGGGTCTACAAAAGCAACACTTTGATAAGGAGCATACCGTGTGCTGTAATTTGCAGCCACTATGTCTTTGTTGTGGTTTAGTAGTTGTTCTACAACATTTGATGCAAAAGCCATATCACTATCTAACCAAAGCAAATGTGTTGCACCTGTTTCTAATGCTTCTTTGGCTAATCTGGTTCGACTATTGCATATTACACTTCCTGCAACAATATGGACATTAAAATCTATATTGTTTTTTGTAAGTGTGTTTGTAAGATTACACAAACTTACTGCAAATAATGTATGTACCGTGTCTCTTGTTGGAACACAAATTGCTAGTTTCATTACAAGATAGTTGTTGGCATAGATTCTTCTGCTAGTTGCTTTTCAGCTTCAATAGTTTGTTTGTTCCAATTACGTGCAGTACCTGTAGCTACTTTTACTGCTTCTTGAAAATCATCAGCATTTAATGCTGCCATTGCAAGCATATTTTCAGGTTGTACTTTACCAATAGTAAGCAAATCTGCACCTGCTGCGTGACCTAGTTTTTGAATCCAATGATAACGATCGTCGTCGTCTGGAATATCCATGCTATCAATTGCTTTTTTAACTTCAATTTCTAGTTGAGCATCGCTGATTTCTAGTGTTTGTAATTTTGCTAGTTTTCTAGTTTTAGTATATTCTTGTGCTAAATCAATGTTTAACACTTCGTATAAAGATTTCATTGTAACTCCTAAGTTGCTGGGAAATAATAACCACCAAACGAACTACTCATACTTATTGTAGTACCAGCAGAAATTCCGATGTATGTACCTAATACACTTAAAACAAAAGAAGATGTAAAACCACCAGCAACAAAATAATTGTTGATGTTTGTCATACTAATCGTAGATCCAGTTGCTGGTAGTGCCATATTATTTCCTATTTACTCTATAATAACATACTATTTACATTGTGTCAAATAGATAGCCGAAAAATCCGGCTATCTTAATTTTATTTATCCAGTAGTTTTTGTACCATTTCACGTAGTTCTGCAATCTCCGTTGCTTGAGCATCAATCTGTGCTTGTTGCTCTTTGATTGCTTCAACAAGTAGTGGTACAACACGCTCGTATTTGATAGTTAGGTATTCTTTATCAAACGGAGCAGGTACAACTACTTCTGGCAATACTTTTTGGACTTCTTGTGCAAGCAAACCAGCTTCTGGTGCTTTATCATCTGCGTAAGTTTTTAAACCTTTTTCATATGCAGTATCATTCCAAGTATAAATTACACCGTTTAGTGCTTTGACTTTTTCTACTGCATTATCAATGTTACCTGATACATCTTTCAGTCTTGCATCTGAAGCATATGCTGTAACTTCGCCTCTAAACTCCCAGTTGTTGCTGTTATACTGGTTTCTACCAGTCCAGTTATCTGTACCGGCGTCTCTTCTCCACAATGTAATATAATCTGAACCAGCACCAGTAGTTGCAGGAGAGTTATCGCCATTATATTCAATACCACCTCCATATGCACTACTTTGACCTACATAAACTCTACCAGTACCTTGGTTGTTACCATACAATTGTATTGTTGATGCACCGCCGTCATCTGACAAGATAGTTAATGTAGTGTTAGTACCTGCATCCATTGTATCACTTTGATCACTGCGTAAGAACTGTGTGCTATCGAGTCCATCTAATGTGTTAGCATCATCAGCACTAATACCAGTTAGACCACTACCATCACCTGTGAATAGGTTTGCAGTTACGTTACCTGTGATATTAATACTACCTGCACCACTAAGTTCTCCACTAAATGAGTC